GCAGCACCTCTCACAGCCTTGCCGCCTAAACCCATGACAGTACCGAATAACGCGCCTTGCCCGGTCTCCTGTGCTACAGTCGATGCTTCATCAATAAACGCCTGTTTTGTGGCTTCGTCTGCCGTCATACCACTATCTAGGTATTTTTTATAGTTTGTCCCGAATACGGAGTCTCTTCCATTAACGATCATATCAATGGTGTCGTTAAAGGTTTTTGTTAAAAGCTGTTCGCCACCACCAATAGCGGCAGTTCCGAGAAGGGCTTTGCCGATATTGCCGGAATCGCGTAATGATTTAAGCCCCCGTATTGCTTCAAGACCCTTAACATCCAATGCCGCATCTATAGCGCCCGCGCTTAATGCTTGTGCTAATGCTTTGCCGCCCGTAATTCCCCTGTCTTCGAGACTTTCTCTTGTGTCTTCTGCGGTTCCAGCCATTGTCAAGATCGGAGCCATCTTTCCCAGCAAAGCGTTACGCGTAATCCTGTCAGCCGCGCCCATGCCGACATTATAGATGTCTTTCCCGGTATCACTCATACCGCTAGAAAGCTCGTCTCTCTGCGCGTTGGAAAGGTTGGTTAATCTCCTAGCCGCGCCACTAGCCGCGTTAGATTCAGGGAATAAAGTCTGCTCTGCTAAAGACTGAACCGCTACACCGGGTTTTAATATAGAATTATTCAGAAGCGTTCCAAGTGTCGACAAAACAGGGTGATTTTCCGCGTACTCGCGGTTTTTGCGTTCCTCTATCTTGTCGTAATCTTTTGCGTGATTTTTTACAAGATCATATGCAGAAACGCCGTACTTCTTCTTAAAATCGTCCTCGTCTTTGTCTGCCCCTCTTGTGGATTCGTGAAGGAATTTAGCGGCGTTTAATAAACTCTTATCCGAGAAAGAACCGTTCTGATCTCGCGTCCCCCATTCAGTTATGGCACGATGGATCATATCGTTGTCTCTATCATCCAAGACAACCGTTTTAGCCGGGTCATGCTGTATTCTCTGCTCGTACTTTCTCCTTGCGTTTGTCGTATTAACAAAACGCCCTTCATCCCGGAGAGTAGTAGTCTTTTTAAGCGTTGGCAAAGTGCTTATAGCCGCCTGTGAATAGCCCGTACTACCGCTATTATCTCCTATTAAGTTCCGGCGTTCTTTTACACGTCTTATTCTTTCAGCATCTAACTGTTGATAGTTCATTTTTGCCCTCTCAATAGATTACACCCTCGTATTTCTTTTTATTCCATTGTTAGCCGCATTATATGACATTCCCTCATTAGGGGACGTACTTATAGGGTTTTGTATATTCGAGTATGCCCCCGGCTGCGACGGATCATATGTGCCCGGCTGTTTTATATTAGGTGTAGTTGTCTGTTTCTTCTTCGTGTTTGGCAATGATACGCCGTATTCCGCCGCTTTCATAAGCAATGAGTAATAATCCGACTGATCCTGACTCTTCAAGTTCTGATAATTTCTCAAAGCAGCCGCTAACGCATTATTCTTGTCGCTCTGAAGCCCGAGTTTTGTCTCGTTCTTTGTATTCAATGCGCCAAGTGAACCCTCGTTATAAGACTTCTGCGCTTCTCCGAGTGCGGTGTTATAAGCCGTCAATGCTTTTGCCAAGAGATCGTTATAGTTACGGTTTTCTGCGGCTACATTATTGCTGTAATCCTGATAAGCGGAAGCCCTGTTTTTGTTGTAGTCCGTTTCAAGATCACGCAGATTATTAGCAAGATTAGTGTTTATGTTATTACGAGTGTTCCCGTAATTTGTGTTCATTCTCAAAAGGGCTGATTCTGATGCGCCGCCGTTTATACCCATAGCCGCTAATTGCTGACCGATGCCCCTCTGTGACAAGGCATTGTTTATGTACGCCTGTCTCAATGCGGATTCTGCTTCGTTATTGAGCTTGCCCGACGAATTATTGTAATCCGACAAAAGATTCTGAATCGCTGTGTCATAGTTCCCTTTGAGGGTACTTAACATAGAGTCAAGATTTGACTTTGCCCGGGCGGTTTCCGTGTCGTAATTTTCTTTCGCCGTTCCTTTGCTGCCCTCAAGTATCTTCTTGAGTTTGCTAATCGTATCGGTGTAGTTCTGTTTTGCCGTTTTCCAGCTTCTCTCGTAGGCATCTTTGGCGTTTTGCTTTTCTTTTTTATAATCATCCTTACGGTTGAGCTTGTTTTTACTGTAGTCCTTTAAGAGTTTAGAAACGGAATCCGCTTTCTTCTTCTTTTCTTCTTCCTCTTTTCTTCGCTCTTCATCACGCTCTGCCTTGTCCTCTGCACGCTCTTTTTCGCGCTGTTCCTTGTCTTCGGCACGCTCTTTTACACGGTCTTCTCGTTCTTCCTGTTTCCACTTGTCCTGAAGGTCTCTGTCTTTCTGACGCTCTTCGGAGTCGTACTGATAGCCCCTTATCTGTTCTTCCAGCTTTCTAATATAGTCTTCATATGCGCTAGTGTCGTTTGTTGTTGTGTTTGTCGCCGCGTTTGTCCTTGCTGTCGTTGTGTAGGACGGTGCGCGTCTTGTTGTCGTTGTGTTAGCGTTACCCATAGACGCTATTGCCTGTGCTAGACTCGTAGTAGAGACATTGCCCCCGTAATAACCATCTGTAGAACTAGGATAGCCTAAATCCGTCAAATTAAGCCCGCCCGTCCCATATGCAGCCTGACTGTAGGACGACGGATAACCTCTGTTCCTTAAATTTCTCAATAAATTTGCAACTGTCGAATCAGCAATGCTAGCCATTTTAATACCCCCTTAATAAAGTACGTCTCTATCTACATCACCGTTTATGCCATTTACACGCCCTTTGCTTGTATATTGCCATGCAATGACGTTTCTGCCTGTCGGTTTATATTTTTCGTCTATGTACCCTGTGTTCTTTCCATACCGGGCAATCCAAAACTGATAGCGTTTTTTCAGGTAGTCGGAAATATAGTTGTCATACCAATTCTTGTTACAGTAAATCCCGACTTCAAAGCCCGCTTCTTTGCACTCACCAATAAATGAAAGCGCTATACCTTCGATGCTGTCTTTGCCTAATGCGGTCAAACTTGAATCTTCCAAGTCATACCATATCGGCATTTTACGATCACCAAGAAGGTTTATAACTCCGTCCGCTTCTATCCGGGCTTCATCGTGGGTTTTTGCGTAAGCGTACTTATAACAGGAATAATCAATCCCTTTTTCCATACACGCTTGTAAATTCTGCTCGAATGTTTTGTCAACGGAACCGTTTTTCTTTGTTGATCGCATACAGGCAAAACTAATCCCGGATGCTTTTACCGCGTCCCAATCAATACCGCCCTGACATTCACTAACATCAACGCCGTATGTGTAGTTATCAGACAATTTTTCCTCATACGCCGGGCGACCATAGCCAACGATATTAGAAGTCCTTGTTCGCTCCATAACCGCCCCGCCGTTATCATCAGATGATTGAGAAGTATTGCCCTCTATTGTGATGATCTTTGCGCCGCCGTCTTGTACTTCTTTGACAATTCCCACATGATTAGTCCAGCGAGAATTAGTATTAAACTTAAAGAAAACAACGTCACCCTCATGTGGCGTTGATCCCCATTTCCCGTTGTCCTTAAACCATTGTGCCAAGTCCTGACAGGATGCTGTCTTTTTTACAAGGCATGGTGTAAATTGTGCAAACACCCACCATACGAACGTACAGCACCACGGATATTGTGACCCGCTGACATGGTAGCCGTAAAAGGCGTCATTATAGATGCACTCATTTGAATTAGGCGGGTATTCAGTTGTTCCGATCTGCGACTGTGCCAGCGCCAAAATCTGATTAACTGTCGGCATTAGTTATCCCCTTTGTTGTACTGATATACGCTGATCCCGAAAATAGCGCCCAAGAATGTAGCGATCAGAGAAATTGTCTGAATGATTTTGTACGTATCAAAATCATATAACTGACCAAGCCCGGCTATGAGTGCTATTGTAGGCGCTACAACCACCGTTAAAACCCATTTCAGAATGTTGTAAACCTTATCCGGCAAAATCTGCTTCATGTTTTCTCCCCCCTTTACGACATATTGTGCGTTATTCATTCTTTCGCGGCACTTTGGGCAATATTTACCTTGCCCTTGTATGCCGCATATAACACATTTATTCTGCTTCTTCATTAGGTTCTTCAACAGGCGCTTCATGGTATCTCACCCAATAGACAGGCTCGACTTCTACACCGTTTCTGTCTTTTGCATACTTGCCTGTGTAGTCGATAAGAGTAAGCGCTTCGCTCTCATACTTCGCCGTTTTCCTTGCGCCGCCCTCTTTCTGACGCATCGTACCTATGGCTTCGTCGATATCTTCATAGCTGTACGTCGCCTGTGAGGGGGCTGTTCCATCGTTAAAGTTTGTCTGTTCGATAAGTTTGTACATAGTTTTTCTCCTTTTATTTTTTGTTTAATTTCTTCTCTAACTCATTGATGCGTTCTTCCTGTATTTGTATCATCTTAATGAGTTTAGGTACAAATTTGCTATAATCTACGCTATCAGGCAGCATTTCCCCGTCAATATCTTTGAACGCTACAACTTCAGGGCATATATCAACTACATCCTCCGCGATCACGCCGACTTTATTATGTCTTTTACTATCTTCCGCTATGCCGCAATCCTTCTTATAATCAAACGTGACCACATTAACATCGAGAATTTTCCTGACTTCGTTATCTTCAAGGTCTTGAATATTCTCTTTGTATCTGCGTGATGATGCTGTCTGAAAAGCGGCGGCGTATATGTTCATGTATGAGCTATCGCTTTTGTCCTTAACGTGTACCTCTTTACCACGAATTGATACGACATGGGTGCTATTTAACGCAGACAATATTAAAGCGCCGTAATTTGACTGAATAGGCGCTGTCACATTTATGCTCTGTATTGAGTTGTGATACCCGGAAACAAGTCCCACGGATGTCGATCCATTACTTACATATAAATACCCGTTTGTATCTACGTTGCCCGTAAATTTTGCACCCGACTTCAAAGCATAACTATTAAGATCACCCTTTGCCGGAACATCCAAATACAGCCTTGCATTAGCCGCCGTAGTTGCTCCCGTTCCGCCTTGCGCTATCGGTAACGTACCAAACACAGGCATTGTATTATTACCCGTTGAATAGCAAGCTCCGTTAGCCGAGTTGCATGATTTAATTCCGCTTGTTCCATTACCTACGAGAACGCCGTTTAATGTTAATGTGCTGTCTCCCGTTCCCCCTTGTGCCACAGGAAGCACACCAAATACAGGCATTACTCCGTCGCCTGTCGAGTAACACGCTCCGCTTTTTGAATTACATGATTTAACCCCACTTGTACCATTTCCCACAAGTAAAGCATTTGACGTGAGGGTTACATCCCCTGTCCCACCTTGCGCTACGGGCAATGTTCCAAATGCGGGCTGTCCATTAGTGCTTGTTGCGTAAAACGCGCCGCTTGCGGTTCCTATATTCTTGAACGCGCTTGTACCATTTCCAAGTAAAACGGCGTTAGTATTTATTGTAGCGTGTCCTGAACCTCCCTGTGCAACAGGTAATACGCCAAATACGGGTTGAGCGTTATCCGCAGTAGCATAAAGCGCTCCACTTCCTGTTGCAATAGTCTTAAATGCACTTGTGCCATTTCCTAATAAAACAGCGTTAGCAGTTAAACCATTACTACCATGTCCTGTACCACCATTTGCTACCGGCAATGCCCCTGTTGTGTCGCCTAGTCCCATAGCATTTCGCGTTGCCTGTAAAGAAGTCTGTCCTGTACCACCTTTAGATGCGGGCAAAACAGTTATCTTATCTTCTTTCGTGCCTAACTTCCCTGTCAACTCTTGATTAGTCATGGCATAAGGTTGCCATGTATCATCGGGATCGGATGCAAGACGGAGCATGGGCTTGAATAATATAGGAGTGGTTATTATTGTATTTTTACATATATAGATATAAATACCCGCACCAACATCTACACTAAAGCTTACAGTTAATCCTTCGCCTGTTTCATATCCGCCAGAAGAAGCTGTGGATGTTCCATACACATAAGAATTTATATACATATAGTATGTTGAAGAAGTACCACCCTGCGGACAACCACTCAACTTATATCTATTCGCTTTAAGTGGAATTTTTGATGCGTCTCCCCTCCCCGCATAATAAAATGATGTATTTTCACTTGCTCCTTCTGCCGTTGTTACTACCGTAACTGTACCGTCTCCGTTGTCGGTAAATGTGACGTTATTTAATACCTTTGTGGTCTCTCTGAACGGATAAGGTATTAAATTCTTTGCCCCCAACACCCCGTTATCCTCGTAACTCAACTTGTTATGGGTTAACTGATAATTTGTTTCGGCATAAGGCTGATAAGTATCATCTGAATCCGTAGCTAGACGGAGCATAGGTTTTACTTTTACATTAGTTTCGACAACGGTTTTATTCCAATAAAACGAAATAATCATATTTCCCTCTAAAGTTGAGGCTGTTGTAAATGATACTTCGTGTTTCCCCGCGCTTTTGTTACTTAACGATGCTATTTGCACGCTATTTATTGTTATATATAATGATGTGTTTGTGGCATTTTCTAACTCGATACTTAATGTGTATTGCGTATTTGGTTTTAATATAATAGAACCATTATATAAACCGAAATAAGCCGTTGAATTGCCCGCAGTCTTATTGACAGTAATAACACCATCTGCATCATAAGTGGCAGTCATTCCACTTGACGAATACCCACTAGGACGATAATACGGATACGGAATTAGGTTCTTCGCACCGAGGGTATGTATATCACTAAATACGTCTTGTAAATCGTCCTGATCTTCTATATGTCCTGTGATACCACCCCATATAGCGGAACCGCCACCACCACCTGTTGTAGATAATTCAATAGTACCAGCGGACGGGTCAGAGTGAATAATCATGTTTTCACCTTCGACCAATTCTACCGTTCCGTCACCTTCCATGTTGAAGGTATCACTTCCGACTATGATACTTTTTACTAACGGATCACCGTCTTTTTTCAGTATTCCGCCGACTTCATATAACTTATCTAACGTGGCTTTATTGTTGTGTGAGTGTTTCTTTTCTACCGCATCCGTCAAGTCTACGTCTGATTGCGTGTAAGTGTCGAGAAGGTCTTTGTTTTCATGTGAATGTTTCTTATCAACAGCATCGGCTATGTCACTATCGGTCTGCGTATAGGTATCAAGAAGACTCTTGTTGCTATGACTGTGCTTTTTACTTACGGCATCTGCTAAATTTGCATCGGTCTGTGTATAGGTGTCGAGAAGACTCTTGTTGCTATGACTGTGCTTCTTACTTACGGCATCTGCTAAATTTGCATCGGTCTGTGTATAGGTGTCGAGAAGACTCTTGTTGCTGTGACTGTGCTTCTTACTCACCGCATCGGCTATGTCAGCATTTGACTGATTATACGTATCAAGCAATGCCTTGTTAGAATGGGTGTGAGCTTTTTCTTCAAGGGTTACGATTTCCCCCTGAAGAACTTCAATCTTGCCCTCTGCGGTTCCGAGATCACCTGAAATATCGTTGATAACAGCTTGTACGGTTGTGCCTGTTCTTCCTGTCGGCGCCGTTGCCCCTAATGATCCCGCCGCTGTTGTTGCTTCCAGTTCATCAATAAGGTTATTTACTTTCGGAGCAACTACCTCTTTTGCCGGGGCGTCAAACTCTGCTTTTAATGCTGCGGGTGTTATGGTAGGCACGTCGGGTAATGTCGTCGCACCTCTTGAATTTAAGTCTGCGTTTGTGATCTTTGTAAATGCCATTTTGTCACCTCTTATAGTTTCCGTTTTCCAAGTATTCAAGTGCCATATCGTAAATACCAAAAGGCTGATGCAGCTTTGAGTTCTCGATCTTGAACCTAGCTTTATCAACCTTTTTAATTCTTAACTTTGTATGTGATAACTTCTCTGACCAGTCCGTAGAGAATGAAAACTCTGCAAAGTTAATCCTATTAAAATCAAAGGTACGACCCGTTGTATCATCCTCTTTTATGAACGTCCATATTGAGTATTTCTGCGTGAATATTTTGAATGATGTTCTAAATGCTTTCATCATCCGTAACGCAAAATACCTGAACGTCTTATTCTTATAGAACAGATATCCGTCAAGATCGGGCGTCTCCCATGATGCTTCTATAGGATAGCCGTCGTCCTCATACGAATTTGTATCCTGTGGATCAGTATAGAACTTGCATATATTCCCGTCTGCTGTACCAAAATAAAGGTCGTCTCCTTCAGTCCATATGCACGTTGCCGGGATGTTCTCACAGTAAAACGCCGAATACTGTTTTGTTGAATACGGTTCGTCCTCTGAATATGACGGCTGCAATCCGTCAAGGACATATAACCTATTATTCAGGGAAAGGATATACATATTGTTAAAGATCGTAGAATACCCTTCCTCTAATCCCGTCTCTTCGTTTAATTTTCCGTTAAGGAAGAACGATCTGTTCTGCCCGTACTTTGCTTCTGTTCCGTCGTTTGCTGTTACGGCGAAAATACCCTTTTTTGATAGATAAAGCGGTTCTCCTTCAAGATATCCCATCGTAAACGGCGATACCATACCTTCGCCTTGAAGAGTATTGACTATTCTAAACTGTGTCTCGACTGACCCGTCTTCGTTTGTTACTACGACTCCTTCGCGCAAGATCAACGAGTTTTCATGTTCGTTTTCTTTCTTGAACGTCCCTAAATAGTTCCCTACCTTCGCATACCCTGTTATATCTCCCGGTGATGCCCCTAAACTTGAATAGTTCGTGTCCGGGAAATATGTATAGTCGTTCATTTCCGAAAAGAAGTCCTGTGACGGATAATCGGGATTTCCGCTTACAAACAGTCTATCGGGACGACCATTTACTCCATAGACCGCGCCGAATTTACACTTTGCAATACGATCTCTGTACCCGTCTACGGTATGGTATGCCTGTATTATGATATTGTCCGAACCCTCTATCGGGGAAATCCCGGGGGCGTTTGTAAAAGTTACGACTCCCGTCGTTCTATTAACGGTAAAATGCGTTCCCTCGTACCGTTCAGCCCAAGTACCATTAGCAAATAATTGCCACGCTCTAACCGTTGTATTATCAAGTCCGGCATAGGATAACTGGAACTGTGTAGCCGTGGCTTCGTCATTCCATATATAAAAGCTATCTTTGAAGCCCGGAGTTAACAGATTTAACGAGTCATAAGGAGTGCCACCGCCTGTCGGTTTTCTTGATTTAGTTATCGTCGGGATATAACAATAATACGGGTCAAGCGATAATATATACGGATTGCCAAACGTGTATGTACTTATATCGTCTCCATCAAGGATGATTAGATCATCCCCCATCTGAACCGACCAGCTACGAGTTCTTTTCAAATTACCAATCTGCTGGATTTTGTTGGTGGCTTTTAAGTAAAGGTATTGATCAACATGATACAGATAATAAATCGGAGAAATAAGATTATAAGCGTCTCTAGGCGCTATATTCCTTACCTCGATTTGTGAATATGTATAGGCAAATGTTCGCGAAACGCCTGTAGAAAAATAATGTCTGACGACGATATCAACAGGGCGTTTCATTTGTCCCGCGCACATATATCTGACATATTTATAATTGTTCGGAATAGAAGTCAGAGTTATTACAGAATCACTTATCTTATATCCTTCGCCGTCTCTACAATATATCTCTGTTTTTGTATAGCCACTCGTATCGGAAACAGTACATGATACCTTAAATGTTACATACGAAAACCCCCACAGTTCATATGCGCCCCCACTAGGCACGACGGTTAAAGCGTGAAGATTTGACGTAGCCGATGATATGGTAGAGTAATAATCATCCGTTATGATTGTATAGTTTCTTTTTCCTTCCCAATAAACATTAGGAGTAAAGTATGTCCCTGAATCTTCAGGGGCTTTGCTCCAGCTATAAGAATCGTTTTTGTCATACCCAACAAAAAGGTTCTTGATCTGTAAAGTTGCGGTTGCTCCTGATGTTACTAATTTTGCTTGTATGTCTTTGTTGCTGTAACTCCCGGCGGTTAACGAATATGACTTATGAATCGGTGTGCTTGTTGGCGTTAGCGCTTCCGACGATTTATAAGATGCCGCAAAACTAATATACGCGTTGCTTGTTCCTGTCAAAGTATAGTCAAATTCTACATATATTCTCCGATAAACGTCTCCGCTTGCATTAGCGTCAGTATAAACATATTCTGCTAATGTCTCTAAATCACTCCAACTACTTGTAAGACTATAAAACTTAAAAGAACTAGAGGTATCAAGAACCCTGTTTACGTTCGTCGTACTTTGCTTGTTATCGCTAACTAAAGCCCTGTATGGATGGCAGCCGTAGACTGTGTTCGGAACTTGGCTATAATTCCCGAATTTTTGATATTTTTTGGGTGCCGGACGCCATTTATAATCAGACGAGCGTATTTTTAATATAGCAAATTCCTTTATATGTATTTCTTGGGCGACGCTAGACCATATTTTTATATTACGGGCGCTCACAAAGCTTGATACATATATAGAACCGTTATAATGAGTCCATTCCTCGCTCGCCGGAATTGTATATCCCTCATAAAGTATAGAAAAGTCATTTTCTGCTTTATAGTAAAAGTCTATATCTACAGACAAAGTTATGCCTTCGTCATTGTCTATGGTTTCTATAAGGTCATAAAGTTTTATGGGCTGATTTATGTCCTCGTCTTTTATGATTACGGCGTGGTCTTCCATTGAAGTACCGAGCGCGTAGTTCATGTTCTGATCTCCGCCAAAATGGAACTCTTTAGAGTACCCCATACGTTTACGCACTTTCCCCGGCGTATGCCTGACCATGTTAGGGGCATTAGGAGAACGGGACGAATCAACGTCTATTCCAGCGCTTGTATAATCAACACCGCGAAATGTATCTATGACAAATCTTGATCTTTTTGTTTGTTTAGGAACAGAAAAGGAAACAGGCATTAAACCCACCCACTCTCACTTGTAAATTCTTCGTATGCAGATAAATTAGCGGAATTGACTAAACGCTCAAAGCCAACCTCAAACTCGTTTCTGTACGCTGTGGCAATAGCGTTATCATCATCTTTGTATAACTGTGAAGCCATATACAGGGGCAATAAGGCGTAGACTTCGGGATCAAGAGGAAGCTCGTACTCGTCGTCCGTCTCTGTAGTTAACTGTTCGGGATATGCCCTGTAATAGATCGTAAAGGAACCGACCATATCCCTATCAAGTACAAGGGTCTTTGTTCCTTCCTGATAAAATTCAGAAGTCTGCAAGTATTCCTGATTTTCTCCTTCGTAATAGATTCCCTGTGGGTCGATCATATAAAAATCAGGCGCTAACTCCTTCATGTCGTACTTGACTTTCTCGGTAAACGGTACGACGTTTTCAGGAGCCGCAAAATTCACTCTGTATATAGCCGGATTTTTCAAAGCCATCGGATATGAAGTCGTGAAAGTAAATTTTACCTTCTTCTTGTCCGGGTTCTCTATAAGCCCTTTGAACACTTCATATCCTGTTGTCTCGATGGTGATTGTATCTATAACAGTCTCGTCAACCTCTATTTCACACGTCCCGGTTCCGAAACACTCAAAATAGTATGACTGTCCTTCGTCTGTCTCGTATGAATAGGTATCGGAAAACTCGTGAATAGAATTAGAAATAGAATCGGATATCAGATTAGGTATATCCATCTGCGCGATCTTGACCGACTTGGTTAAAAACTTGCCCGCCGTATTCAGCATTGCTAAACCTTCGTTTGCACAATGCGGCATTGCGGCGATATATCCTAAAGTGGACTCGTCAGTCACTATCGTGTCGTCTGCCGCAAACATTTTCTGTAATACGGCTAATTTCAGATCATACCATGTACTCATTATTAACCCTCTAACCTTGCGATCAGGTCTGACTTGCTCCCTCTCGCGTCAAGCCCTCTCTCCGAACACAACTTTTTAAGCTGCGCGTAGGGCATCGAAAGATAATCAACTTTTACATCGTCTGATGTAATTTCCGGCTGTTCTACAATAGCGACGGGCGGGGTTGCCCCCACCCTTTCGCTTTCGTAGTTGTCGCCTATAACCTTTGTGACCCTATAGGTCAATCCAAAATCATTGAATGTGTCACCTACTTTAAGTCCTTTAGGTATCATGCGAACCCCCTTATGAAATAACCAATGATGTACCCGACTGTGCGCCGCCAAGAATGTATGCTGACCAGTTATTGAAACCAGCGCTCCATCTTGCATAGCCCGACCATTCAAGGTTGCGGGACTTGTTGAGAACTTCGTTAGAAACATCAAGCGGTACTCTGTCATAGAATACGCCAGCGTTAAGCTCTCTCTGCGCTTCGGAACTCATAAGGATATAAGGCTCTGTTCCTGTAGCAGCTTCCCACCGATGATCAACAACGAGTTTCCATATACCTTCCTGTGTATTTATGTCGTTGTTGTTCGAGTTAACAATCTGTGAGGAATGGATGATCCTCTTGATAAGGTCTTCAAGTCTCGGTGTGTTGCCGGGGATTACGATTGTGTCGAACGTATATCCCATTACGTTACCCGACTGATTCTTGAAGTTACGCCCGATGTTAGCCAGTGTGTAAAGCACTGTTGCATTGTTGCCAAAAGCGTTTGTGAATACGTTTGACTGTACGGCTACGCCCGTCTTCTTTCCGGGATGATCAGTCGCGAAAAGACCCTTGCCGTCGCCTGTCGTCTTGTCGTATGACTTGCCGCCATACATGAAGGTCTCACCTTCAGCAACAAGCGCGTCGGATGCGTACTGCGCCCTTGATCTCTTGTAAGCACGAACGAAATTAGCAGCGGTCTGCTTCATAAGGTCGATATTGCCGTCGTCCTTTGCTTCGCGGGTACACATAAAGGTCTTAATGAACTGATGATGCTCGATCAGCTTTGAGAAGCCCATCGAATAATCATCTGCCACTCCGTTATCACCTTCGGTTACTTCCGTGAAGTTTCCGAACTCGGTCATTGATCCCTGTTTCTCACCGAACTTCTTTGATGTCTTAACATTGAAAAGAGCCTTTACAAGCTCGTCGTCCTTGTTCTTCTCTGTATCGGTGTCCTGAATAACCATTGAAAGCTCGGTATCTATTACCTTCCACGCTTCGTCATTGAGTCCACCATGCTTTGAAAATATAACTGCCATTGTCTATTCCCCCCTCTCTTATACGAATCTGCCGACTACCTTGCCGGTTGTTACAGCGCCATCCGTAAGAAGCTGGAAAATACCGCTTGCGGTTGTTGCCGTCGGCTTCTCACCATCCGTTGTTACCTTTGCGCCCGCTTTAAGTGCAGAACTGTCAGCACTCGGACTTGATTCCCACTCGTACTCGGGAAGTACGGGAATGACAGCCAGCTTATCACCCGTCTTTGCAACGGTATCTTTACCAGCATAGATGAACTCTGCGTTCCCGGTTGATGTTACGGCTGTTCCGGCGCTGCCAAAAGCAACGATACAGCCATGCTTGTAGGTTGTGCCGTTAGTAGCAATGATCTCCTTCTCTATGGGAGCTGCGTCCTGTTCGGCTCTGAAAAATTCAAATGCCATATCTCTTTCCCCCTTAATTTAAGTGAAGTTTGCTAGCGACTGTTTTATACAGTTCGCGTATCTGTTTTTCTGTCTTTCCTTCGGCTTTCCAGTTCGCCATGATCTCTTTAGGTACTTCCACGTAGTCGTCGTCACTCGTCATAGACGGCTGCGTCGCTAAATGGGATTTACCTCGCATCTGATTGATGGCTTGCTGTCTTGCCGCGACGTTCGTGTGTTGCATGAAGTTGTCAAAGTTGACTACCTTGTAGGCTTCAACAAGATTGGCTCCACGTTCGACGCGTTCAAGTATTTCCGAGAAGTTATCCATAGCGGCAAGATCGCTTATGCTTTTAATGCTCGGATCTATCTTTGTTATTTCCGCTAGGTCGTTTTGTAACTGCGTTTCCGCTGTTACGGCTCTTGATTCTTCAAGAACTTGCTGTGCCTGTTGCACGATAGGATTCTCCGCTATCATCCTGTCGATGATCGCCGGGTCGATTCCCTTTTCGTGTAACTCTGCTTCCGTTGCCTGTCTCTGCTGTATTGACAAAGCATCTAAATACTCGTCTACAGTCTGTATGGGCTTGTTGGTCACAGGATGGGTTATACCCGTACACATTGCTGCGATACGCTGATTCATGGCGCTCTGCTCTCTCTCGTAGCGTCTTCGCGCGTCTTCCTCTGCTCTGCGTCTCATTGCGGCGTATCGTGCGTTTTCCTCGGGACTCTGCTCGTGCGGCTCGTCGTTTCCGTTTTCTTCGACTGTTTCACTCTCTTCGCCTTCGGTCGTTTCCTCTTCTACCTGATCGGCGCTTTCAGGTACTTCGTTTTCGCCTGTGTCCTGACTTTCTACATCACCGTCTGTAAATTTCTGTAAGTCAAGGGCAAGAAGATTCATCTTTTCCATATTCAATTTTCCTTTCTGATTTTTACGCTTTCAGTGCGATTTATTAACTAAAAAAGAACCTCTAGGGTTCTTTAGTTAAGCGGTAACTCATTCTTGATCGTGTCGATCACTTTGTTGTAGTTAGCACATTCCGGGTTTACACAGGATATGTCCTGTACCACAAACAATACGGTCGGTGTGTCCGGCGTGTCGTCATGCTCTACCACGTTCCTAGTGGCGGCTATTCTTGCTTCGAGATTACATAGCGGGCATTTCATTAGGCTGCGCTCCTTGCATCATTTGTTGCTGCTGCATCATCTGTTGTTGTTCTGCAAGCATCATTTCGATCTGACTTAAAACATCCCCGGCGTTCGGGTAATGGTTCTTTTCCATAAGCGACCAATATAACCTCATTGTCTCCAAAGAACCTAACTGACCAAAAGCGCCTGACTGAAGTTTCATATCTATCTGTTGCCACATGGCTTCACGGTTCGCCATCATGGTAGACGTAGGATCAGTCTCAAAGATAAACTCGTCATTCCAATAATACTCATTTGCCGCGTCAACTTTTATGAAGTCCTTTTTATCAAGAACATCAAATTCCTGTTGACCGTTTACGCCACTACCCGTAATAGGCAACGGGTCGTCACTATATGCCAGCCAAAACTTGAACATCAATTCATATAACTTTGCGTAAGCGTCGTTCTTCATTACGCGCTTTGACTCAAGTCGTCCGGCAGCCTGATTGATCGAATACTGTTTTGCCGTGCCTGACACAGCGGAAGGGTCGTATTTACCCTGAAATGCGTCTGTAATACCCAAAGTGGAGCGTGCGTCCTCGTATGCTTTGTTGATCATCTGCATATCCTGTTGGATATTTACTTGCATATTCAGAACGTCGATCATGGACTTCTGCTGCGGGTCGTCTATCCTTGCGATCTTTAACTCTTTATCCGTGGTTTCCAGCTTGACATTTCTAGGAAGGGTTACGATTGAACCGCCTTTTAATGTCTTCTCTGCCGCTTTCGATCCGACCTTCTTAACTAAATCCTGTTGATCTTCTATGACTTTCACATCCGAAAAGCCTAACAAAGAATTTGACCGGGAAACATTCTTTCTGACGATAAGCGGGAAACAGTTAGGCTTGTAATATTCAATCTCTATAATCTGTTCTGCATCTACCGTTATCGGATTTCCCATTTCATCAAATCCGGCATCCTGAACGATAGGTATTCTGATCTCCTGTATCTCGTCGGGTGTCTCTTCAAAGGATTTAGACCCGCATACAGGACATTCTTTCTCTTCGGTCTGATATCCGCATTTTTTACACTTTCTTGTGATCCTTGCCTGATAGTCTTCCAAGTCCTCTAGGGTATAGTCGTCACACCACACGAAACGCCCTATTTTGCCCTTGTTTTTGTAGTAGACGGTATTTACCGTGACTACATCCGTATCAAGGCTAGAATTGCCCTCTGCCCCCCGTATATCCTTGTATTCTTCTGAAGCATCCTCAACATCGACGTTATACTTGTCTTTGACCGCTTTCTTCGTCTGCGCCGTTTGAACAAAGATATAATCCATCTTCTCTATGTCAGTAACGCCCGGCTGTGGTATAACTTGCTTCGGGAGCATCTCTTTGACGTTCACATCCCCGTAATTTGAATGGAACCCTAAAGAGTTATCCCACTCGACCAAGAAAAAATCGCCCCCCTGTACCGGGACGATTCTTTCCATCTGGTCGTTTATTATGGAGAGTTTTAGTATCTTGACTTTATTTACTAGGGCTTTTTCAATAGACCTTGCTAGTTCTTCGTCTCCTTCATGTAATGCGGTGACTTTCGGCATCGGGATTGAACTATCTACCTGTGACTCGATAAGCTCATATGCGATATTACGGACATTTATAGACACGGCTTTCGGGTTTATGTTTGTGTTAGGGTTGCCGTTTACTTCCCTTGTTCCTTCGTAAACAGCCTGATTTTTGTTAATCTCCGACAAGGTTTTTGAATATGCTATCCTTGCATTTTCAAGTTTGCCGCGCCATTTATCCCTTTTCTTGTCTTCTGCTGTCGGTGCTATCGTCTTTTTGACCTTATCCATTATTGTCTTAAACCTCATACTGGTTCACCGTATTTTTTTAGCAAGTATTCCCTGTCCTCTGCGCTTGCATTTTCTATGTCTTCCAAAATGGAATTGTGACATTTCTTCTCTATTGTCTCGTACTCGATCTCAGGGCTTCTGACCCACCACACACAAAACGATCTTAAACTGTCTACGTCATGCGTTAAATCGTGCGGGTCTTTAGCATAGATATTAGGGCGTTTCTTGTCCTTTTGTATCTTCTGTAGGCATCTGTATAGGTTCGGCGCGGAATTGCCTAAAATCGTCAATTTTGGGTGCTCATCGACGACTTTCAACCACTCCTTCATGGAAGCGCATCCCGCCGGAAAATCTCTTGAAGTCTTTGTAAGGTTTATCCCGTTTTCAGAAAACAAAATAGCCCTAGACTTTCCGGTTTCCTGTGATCTTGACCACAAATCAGTAGGCGCTAACCATTGATCTATCTTCTCTCCGTCACTTAAAGACATTAGAATATCACAAGCTGCGCCGATGGTTTTATCCGGGGCGTCGTATTCTCTGTAGACTTGCGCGTTTCCTTTGGTGTCTACCTGAATCCAATGCGCCGATAACATATCAAGTCCATAATCAAGACAGACATATCTTCGTAATTTGCCCTCTAACTCTTTGTCAACGATATGCGTGTCTCGTTTTACTTCAGGGAAGAATGACCCGCCCGGAACCGTAAGAGCTTCCTCTACAGTCGCTGGGTATTCTTGAGTGATCATATCCCCCATTGTTCGCTTTGTATCTTCATACCACTTATCATCACGTCTAGGATCGGCGTACCACGGTATGAATATTTTGTTAAATCCGTTATCCGGGTCGGTATATATCTTTTCAAAGAACGACCCGCGCTCTATTGTCGATAGTCCTACGACCTGACCGCCACTCGGTCTGTTTATGGTCGGGAATCCGGCTTTCCATATGTCTTCAGCAAATTGCTGGAAAGCCCATTCATCAAAGACTATTAAATCTGCTGTGAACGATCTAGCCGCATTAGGCGAACTCGGGAAGCATTTGAATACAGAATCGGGTTTGTTGGGGAAATGTATAGTGAGTATGAGGGAAGTGTTCTCCCAAGTTGCATTTACCCAATTTATCGGCTGATCGTTCTTTGGGGCGAATAATGAACGCATATTATCAAGAATGACTGACATTCTGCGTACCAATTCCTGTGCTTCGTCTTCGGTTCTCGATAAACCTATTACAGTACGTCCCGGGTTTATCAGTTTCCACAAAGCATAATGTAAAACCAGCCAAGTAATACCTAGCTGTCGAGCTTTTAATATGACGTTTAGCTTGTTGTCCCTTATACTTTGTAGGGCTTTTTTCTGTTCGTCCCACAAATTGAACGGTTGTATAAGGGTTTCCGCGTCTTTATCCTCAATGTGTCCGTAAGTTTCTACGAAATATTCAAGGTGTTCTCTACAGTATTGATATTGTATCTCCCGTAATTGCGCCGGGTTATAGTCGTCTAACTTCATAAATAGTTAAGGGATGCCGTTTCCGACACCCCTTTTGAAATGGAGAAGTAAAAAACATCGTTCGCCTGCCGATACCACATTATCATAAAATTATATGAATAAACATGAAGTAAACAGAAAAATTTACCAATTTTCAGAGATTTCTGCGTATTTATCCAGCGCACTACAGAATAATTCATACGTCCATCGGGGAGTTTTGCCTACAATTTCCGCGATCTGCTCCATTGTTTTACCGTTAAAGTAGTAAAGTAAGAGAAATTGCTGCAATGATCCCGGCTCGATCTTCTGAATTTTGTTCAAACACCGATTTTTGTAGTCAAGTTGTCTCAAAAGCCACTTAGAAAGACGGTTCCTGTACTCTTCTTTCTTGATCACGGCTTCCTCAATCTTATTATGCGGAGTATTTGAGGGCTTATTTGTGTTATAACTCGGCGTCATTTTCGTAGCAACCGCCTCTAAACGCTCGATTTCAAGCTCAATAGACTTGATCCGTGAGTCCATGTACTTTATTTCCCGCAGTTCGTTCTTTGCTTCCTTCCTTGTCATACTTCCCCCTTAATTAAACCATTTAACAATAGTGTCTCCCTGATAGCCTTTCTCCCATACGTACCAAGCTAACGCTAACATGGAAGACGATTCACTAAATTTCCCGTTCGTTCCGCACTTTATCCGGGATGATGATACCCATATCCTCTTAGGCGGGTACTTCAAGAAGAACTCTTTGCGTCTTCTCCCCTCTAAAAACTGGACTTTCAGGAACATACAGACCTTTGATTTATCAGGAACTATCTCTAAAGCGTGTTCTATGAACTCTTGCGCGTATTTATAGGGCGGATTAGTGACTATATCCCCTTGCCAAGTCTCATTAGTTTTAAGGAAGTCCAAAACCTCACCATATCCCCGGTCTATTAAGTCGCTAGATCGGACGTTATACCCCTCATGCTCAAAGACCTTCGATAAATGCCCTTCGCCACACGCACACTCCCATATGTTGTGCTGCAAGTATTCTATTTTCGTTAACCAATACGCGGCTATCGGGTCTGTTGCGTAGTAGTCGTTATCTGCCCTCTCTTCTGACGAACAGTTATGACTTCCAATAATCCGTGTTATGTTTTCGTATCTCCCCATCTAAAAACCTTATTTCACAACGATCGTCTTTTTCATAGACCAAGTATTCTAATTGAGACAGCAGATTTCGCAGCGCTGCCATTTCCTTCTTTATGTCTGCTATCAGCTCTATTGCATCTGATCGTTCGTCCGCTATCTTCATCCTCTCTCCTTCGCGTAAGCGAAAAATTTTTGCGATTTTTGGGTCATAATAGCAATTTTTCGGTATAACCCCCGTATTTTTTGATACCATATTCCTAATTCTTGCTATTTTTGCTTTAGCGTACTAAAGCGACTTCATTTTTATATAAAATTTGCTAGGGCAGCGGGGGGAACCCGTCGCGGGGATCGCGCGAGCCACGGGGGAGGGGCTACCCGCCGGAGCCTGTTCCTTCCTATGATAATGCGTACGCGCGTATGATCTGCGATCCGGCTAGGTTTTTACCTATATATGCGGAATTTTTCAGGGAAAATTTACATTATGATCATGTCAAAGTGTGATTTATACATCATCATCACATCATATGATCATCCCCGAAACCGTGAAAAGCCTTGTAAATACTGAGGTTGCGGCACTTCCCGATCTGTTCGCGAAAGGTTACTTATGCGAATAGATTAGAAAAAAGTCCCTGTTTATGCGGCTTCCCGGTTTTTCCTCTATAGAATGTAAAAACTCCCGATCATTCCTGGCTTTTTACATATTATCCCGTGATTTTTCCGGCGCCTTTTCCCCGGTTTTTACATCCGTTTCTGTAATATCCGCCGCAATGATCACGTCGGGACTGTCTAGCCGTTCCGCGATTCTTCTCATCAATTCCCTGTCGGCTTCTGTCGTGACGTTTTCCGTCACTTCTACACGTTCTATGGGTTTATCCCCGTGTGTATCCCTTACATATTCCATAGCCTTTACGTTACCGCCTACGGCGCGTCCTACGGCGACGATTTGGATCAAGTCGTATAATGTCGCGTCCGGGTTGTCGCGTTTCATCCGTTCCGCTATTTCGTCCGGCAAGTCGGCTCCAGCTATTATTTCCGGCGTTACCTTCAGAGTCAGGATGTTTTCAAGGGATTGCTTTGCCGTCTTCTTTTCCCCGTGTAATTTGTTCACGGCTTCCGCGCCTTTTGCCGATATTTCCCGGCGCCGTTCCGGCGTCATCATATTGAATGAAGTCCTTTTTTCAAGGTTTACCCAGCCTTTTTGACTCCCTTTTGGCTCGATCTCCCCAGAAATTACACGTTGGTATGTAGTTTTTTCCTTCTTTTTCTGTTTTTCCATTTCACCATGTAAAAAGCGCGTCGCCCAAACAGGACAAACGCGCCTTTTTTCCGTTTCTTTTTGTAATTTTTGGTATTTACTTCCGACCCTGTAATTTTTCCCGGTCGATCTTTTCCTTTATTGCTTCATTTATAAACTGATTTGCCGATCTTTCGCCTAAATACTCCCGTAACGCTTCCGCGTCGTCTTTTTTTAGTCGTAGCGTAACCCGGTCGTAAGTTTTGGCATTATATTTTGCAACCGCTTTTTCGTGTGGTGTACTCATGACGTCATTATACATCATTTCATATTAAATGTAAACCGGGACTTTTTCTGTCCTGTCGTTCCCGATCTGTGACTCTGATCAGTGAATTTTACCTTTTTTTGAGTACGATTTTTTTCAGTATTTACAAGGCTTCGCGGACATTTTGAAAAATCCCTGAAAAAAAGTACTTGACATTATCATGACGTCATGATACCTTTGTGTTGTCGGAAGTCATGACACCATGACACCGACGACAACCAAACAACCAACACACGAAAGGAAGTAAACGAAATGAGAAAAAACACAAGGACAGAAAACAGACAGATTAGAATGGCAAACTTACAGGGATACCATGCAGGCGGGGACGGTGAGAATTACGCGTTTGCCGGATTTGAGAAAAACCTTTACTTCACAAGTGATCGTACCGTCGCTTGCGACGAAAACTTCAATAGACTTGACGGCAAGCCGATGAAAGGCTACGGGCTTGAGATCGAAACGGGCTTTATATTAAGCACTCAAAGAAATTCACAAGCCCAGGCGATCCTGTCAAACATAATGAAAACAGCAATCTTCCCGGTATTCCCGGCTCATCTTTTCAAACAGCAAACAGATTGCACGATAACGGGGACGGAATGTATCACACAAGTCATGACGAAAGAGTTTATCCGTAACAACTATAGGAATTTCAAGACGATGTGGAATGATCTTTTTCCGATGTTCGGGATCACTACAGACGACGGGCACTGTGGTATGCACGTTAATATATCGGTCGGATGTTTAGGGACTACCGAAAAGATACAGGAAGAATCTTGCCGGAAACTCTTCTACATCATCAACAAACACTACGATCTTTTCAAAATCGCATTTTACCGCCCCGGCGTTGCGGAATGGTGCAACCGTATGAACTACGAAAACGCTAAAAGGATGAACGTCCATGAAATGCCGGGAAGTCACGGGAATTGTTTTAACGGGTCACATTACGACGCCGGACGTATTGAGATAAGGCTTGTCGGTGGTCAGAAAAATTTCGCTTGCTTCCGTAACACGATGGAAACGATCTTTCATTTGATCGGTAAAGTTAAAAGCCTTTCATGGAAGCAATGTGATGATCTTGTAGCGATCTTTTCAGGTTGTAACCAGTATGTATATGACAGACTCGAGTCAAAGTGCTTTACAGCCGGGACGATATCGGCGGCGGAATTAGCGGACATAAAAGAGACTATACAGCGTGAGGAGCTTTTATAGAAATTACACCGGGCGGCGTAAAAACCGCCCGACCCGATAGGGTTTTACATAGATCAACGTAAAAAAGAAGGGAGAATTTGAAAAATGACAACGATTAAATACCCCGTATTAAACAAAGACACAAAGAACATTAAATGCCATTGTGGCGCGGTTGCTTCCGTGATCGGTATTTTCGGAGAACATGAAGACGCCTTGTGTGCTGAATGTTACGTTAGGGAGAATTTGCAGCATATCACCGTTGAAATAACGGACGGCGAATGTGATCTGTCCGGGACCGTAGTCGGTCGGAATTATTACATCGCGGATCGTAAATTCCCGGAATTTGAGCCATACAATTACGGTTTTAAAAATCTTTCGTTTTTGAAGCCCATAGCAGATCGAATTGAATGTATCGGTGAGGAATTGATATCCGGGAAGCGATCAAAAAGATTAAAGGTTATTTTGAAGCCGGAATATCAGGCAATAGTTGACAGTAACCACATAGCCCGGCGCTTTTCACAAGCTGTATTTTATCCAAGTCAACTTGAAAGAACACGGCGCGACGTGCTGAGACTTCCAACCATTGAGACACTTAGAGCATTTAAAGAAGGGAGACAGTAATCATGACAAACAATCAAATCATTTTCGATCAATCACAAAAGTTAGCTGAGGACGGAGTTATAGCATACACGGGACGCACGTTCCCGGTGAGACTTGAAGACGGGACAGAATCCGAGATCAAAGAGACGGAAGCAATACACACTTTCGCGGAATGGAAAAAAGCCGGGTACATGGTAAAGAAGGGACAGCACGCCGTTGCAAAGTTTGCAATATGGATGTATACGGACAGACCGAGCCGCGCGACTGTAGCCGCAAGGGAAGCAGCCGGACAGGACACTGAAGCCGCCGACCCGCATTACTACATGAAAGAATCCGCGTTTTTTAGCGCTTCACAGGTAAAACCGATTGAAGCGGAATAATTACACAAACGAATGTAAAAAGCTGTTCTATCGGCTAGACGGGAAGGAAGGAGTGATCAGAATGTGTGTAATTTGTTTAAGCAAAAAAGGCGTAAGACAGCCGGATGAAAGCGAAATCCGGGATATGTGGGAGACCAACCCACACGGCGCCGGGTATATGTTCATAAAGGACGGTAAAGTCGAAATTCACAAGGGTTTTATGGAGTTAAAGGACTTTTTAAGAAGCGTAAAATCCGAAAACTTCACGGATGATGATGTTGTTGTTTATCACTTTAGGATATCAACACAAGCCGGAGTAACGCCGGAAATGACCCACCCGTTCCCATTATCCGATGATCTGAAGGATATGAAAATACTTGATTGCACTTGTTCGGTGGGTATTGCTCACAACGGAATTATCCGCCTGACTTCATGCAAAGACCCGGACTATAGCGACACGGCGCTTTTCATTACAGAATACTTGCCGATGCTGATCCGAGACACTCGGGATATTACAGACCGACGCGTAAAAAAGACGATCAAAGCGCTTGCCGGGTCAAAGTTAGTGATCATTAACGGCGATGGTGATGTTACGGTTATCGGCGACTTTTTCAAAGATAAAGACGGTCTGATGTATTCAAACAAAAACCATTTACCGACCCGTGACTTTGCCGGAATGTGGAATTTATATGATCTGTATGGTTACAGAAAATCACAAAGAGTATTGTAATTTTTCGCTGACCTATCGGCGCGACGGGGAGAAAGGATAAACCATGAAAGCATTATTACTTGATACGGTGGGAAAGACCACAACAATAGTTAATCCTGAAGGATTAGAGGACTATTATAAAATGATCGGTTGCCGTTGTATTGATATCGTCACCCGTAAGATTGGTCGCAAGTATTACGATATTGTCTGTGACGATGAAGGGACTTTTGTTGACGATCCTTTAATATCCGCGATCGACGACTTTGGGCGCGTCATGTTGGTTGGTAGCCTGATCATTTGTGGACGTGCTGACAGTGAGGGAGAGTTAACCGATCTTGACGCTAACGATATCAAGTATATCAAGAAGCGCATACAAAAGATTGACTCCCGGAAGCATGATGATTTACTGATGCTGACAAGCTGCAACTATTAAATTACATCCGGCGGCGTAAAAACCGCCGGAGCAGAATTTACAGATCCATTTGTGAAAATGAAAGGAGACATTATGAGATACTATATCGCAAATACTGACAACATACCCTATAAGGCACAGCCGGAAAACGGTTTCACAAAATTGCAAGTTATAGCCGCCGTACATCGTTACGCTAAAGAAGACGCCGAGTATTTCGGCGGGTCATATACGGACTATATACACGACTATAATATCCTGAATAGCAATTTCAGGGAAGTAACCGCAGACTTTTACAACTTGGTATGAACGGAAAAAGGAAGGGGATAGGACTATGAATAACGCAAAGATATACCACGGACAGGCAGACGTTGACAAGTACGCTAAACAAGGGGATTATGAAGACAGGATCATGTTTACATCATTAAAGCAGATCAAAGAAGCCTACGACGAGTTTATGGATGATTTACTACTTGAATCTCAGGAAGCATATTGATATAATATAAATACCTTTTTGTAGAAGGTGTTTGGTTGAAAGAAAAAGCCCCGGCGTAAAAACCGGGGCGGCTTTTTTTATAAGCTCTCACCGCATAACGGGCAGATGCTCAAGTCATATCTGACAACCTTATCATTGCAACGGATAAAGGGTTTATAGATCGTATGTTTGCAACCGGGACAGACCACGCTTTCCGAGTCTTCATCCTGTTTATATATCTCAACAGGCGGCGCGTCCTTAATCATGCTGTTAAACTCCGCGCAGTCCTTTACACTCTCCGCGCGACCGCTTAACATGAAATTCATAAATTCATCTAACAATGCTTCTTTGCTGATCAACTCCATTTCTTAATCTCCTTTGTAAACTATCTCTCCGATGTGACCTAATTTTACATCCCGGTCTGTAAAAACTTGATACCCGCATTTCTTTGCCCGGATGCAAAAAGCGATATCCTCACCAACGCCCCATTTAGGCTCAAACAGGCTTTTATATCTTTTAAGCATACATTTTACCACTGAAGTCTTAATAAGGCAAAATCCGAAGCCACACGCAGCGACAGGGGCATATCCTGACGTGCAAGGGTCGACAATCAGATCCGGCGCCCGGTACGGGAACCGCCGTCTAGTTATTATTTTTTTATAGCAAACATTTTTGTTCTCTCCCCGTCTCGTGACATAAAGCCCTGATACGATATCCGCATCATGTGAGACTAATTTTTTCAAGTCCTCTGAACTAAAGATCATATCACTATCGACATACAGAACATAATCATAGTCATTGTCAACAGCATATCTAGCTATCGCGTCCCTTGCGTCATAGATTAACGACCCTTCAACGATCATCGGGTGAACCGACGCTTTATCAACCGTCTGCAAAAGAGAAATTACAGTCTTTGTTGGAATTTCCCGGACACACGGCATCCCTAATAATATTTTCATTCGATCACCTCTACAACTATCCCGTCGTCTAGCTCCTGTGCTAGATCGTAAGCGTCCTGTTCTGTCTCTCTTGCGTCATAGAAATACAACTCCGCTGTGTACTTGTCTCTCTGTGCTACTATCCATTTGTACCCTTCCGGGGCATCGTGAACCTTTACTGTGAACATCCGTCTACTCCCTTCTCAATTATCCTTACAAAGTCCTCTGCGCTATTTCTAGCCGTGATAAACGCCGCGTATTCTTCATCAGTGAACATCCGAACGTCTATGAAGTCGTTATCCTCGATAAAATCCTCTTGAGCCATTTTAGCAAACTCTAATCGGTCTGTCTTGTTTATCCTTGCCATGTTCCAAAGATACGACCCGAACCGACACCGGCAAAATACTGACCTGACATAAATACCATATCCGGGATTTTCCATGATCCATTGTAAAATCCAGCGATATTGTTCCGCCGGAGCAAACGGATATCTCGGTGATGCTGTGCTAGCGTTTACGTTTGTTTTGTTGTAGTGATATAACGCATCGGGTATCAGTCTGATCTTGTCCGCTAATGTGTTTATCAGGAAGTTAAAACTTGTATCTTGATAGGCTGCGCCCGGCGTTTCATGCAGCCGGATATGATGCTTTTCGATAAACTCCCGGCGTATTAAGCAAGTCCACAAAGCAACTTGAGATACAAAGAACTCCATTTTTGATTTAGCGGGAAGTTTCCGGGGACAAAACTCCGCCGCCTGTGTCGTGTAA